TTCTCCTGTAATCCCGCTATCAACTGGCTTCATTGACATTGTTGGCGCGGCTGCGGGTGGTACTGTAGGTCTTGTGGGTGTTTTCGCAGGTGCTGAATACGTTTCGTCTACCACTGGTGAGAAAGTTTTTTCTAATTTCTGGCCTGGATCTGGCGCGGATACTAACTTCCCCGTCAAAGGTTTTGTGTATGACAACCCATTACAATCATATGTGATTTGTTCAGATGGCACACTAACTAGTGAAGCCACTGCGCGAGGACATGTGTTTGCTAATGCTAACTTTGCAACTGCTGCTTCTGGTTCAACAACCACAGGTATTTCATCTGCTAAGTTGGCTGTCGGCACAATCGCTGTCACCGCAAATTTAAATCTGCGTATTATGGGTATTCAAGATGACCCTGAAAACTCAGACTTTACTGCTGCGGGTATTCCATTAATCGTTCGTTTAAACAACTCCTTCAATTCACCAAATGGTGCTATTGCAGGTGGTACTGTTTCAACGACTGGCGTATAAGGAGACTGACTTATGGCTATATCTCGCGCACAACTAGCGAAAGAGTTGGAACCAGGTCTCAACGCTTTGTTCGGTATGGAGTACGATAGGTACGAAAACCAACATGCAGAGATCTATACAACAGAAGCTTCTGATCGAGCATTCGAAGAAGAAGTGATGTTGTCTGGTTTCGGAGCGGCACCTACTAAATCAGAAGGTGGCGCAGTAAATTTTGACGACGCTAACGAAGCATATACTGCTCGTTACAACCACGAAACGATAGCGTTGGCATTCTCAATTACTGAGGAAGCTATCGAAGACAATCTTTATGATCGTCTTGGTTCACGTTATACTCGTGCGTTGGCTCGTTCAATGGCACACACAAAGCAAGTTAAGGCTGCTTCAGTTCTTAACAATGCATTTACCGCAGGCGCTTTTGCAGGTGGTGATGGCGTTGCTTTATGTGCGACTGACCACCCACTTACTTCAGGTGGTACGTTTGCCAACGAACCTGCAACTGCTGCTGATTTGAACGAAACATCTCTTGAAGATGCTTTGATTAACATCGCAGGATTTGTCGATGAGCGCGGACTTAAAGTTGCACTACGTGGATTAAAATTAATTATTCCGCGTCAACTACAGTTCATTGCAGAACGTCTAATGGTATCTAACCTTCGTGTTGGTACAGCGGATAATGATGTAAATGCTCTAAGATCAATGGGTATGTTGCCAAACGGTTACGCCGTTAATGACTACCTAACTGATCCTGATGCGTTCTTTATCCTTACAGACGCTCCTCGTGGATTTATCCATTTCGAAAGAACTCCGATGTCAACTGGCATGGAGGCAGACTTCGATACAGGTAACATGCGTTACAAGGCTCGTGAGCGTTATAGCTTTGGCTTTAGTGATGCACGTTGTGTATTTGGTTCCCCTGGAGCCTAATATGTGATATAGGAGGATCTCCTCCGAGTATGATTGGGGCGACTTCGGTTGCCCCTTTCTTTTTGTTTAAAAGTAAGTTATTCTGTCACCATCCCTGACAGTCGCATGGGGCGACTGACTAACCCAAGACAGGAGATCGACATGGGTACAACAACTTTTTCTGGTCCTATTAAAGCAGGAACCATCAAAGAAACTACGGGTACAACCCTTGGTTCAAATATCAAAAACACTGGTCAAGTAGTAATGTCTCAGACATTTGCAGCAGATCTATCTGGTGGTGCATTAGCTGCACAAGTTACAGATGTTGTTATTCCTGCAAACTCTCAGATTATCGATTGTGTGCTTGACGTTATAACAGCAGCAAGTGGAGCTACAAATATAAGCGTTGGAGACACCGTTGGTGGTGCAGCAACTCTTGTAAATACATTTGGAATTGGAACTACCGCAGGACGCAAATATCCAACTACCGAATCTGGTGGTGCATTAGCGTGGGAAGACACAGGAACAGCAGACATTCGTTTGACTGTTACTAACTCTGCCGCAACCTCTGCCGGTGAGATTCGTATTACTATTTTGTATGCTCAAAATAATAACCTTGGCTAATAGGAGGGCACTATGGCTGCTTCTATTTCTGCAAAGACAGCTACGGCGACTGGTACATTACAGGGTGGTCGAACTAGACTAAAAGCATTCTACGTAAAGACTGCGGGTAGCGGTTCTCCTGCTGTTGTGTTCAAAAACGGTAGTGGTGGAGCAACGTTATTGTCTATGGTGTTTCACACGAGTGATGATAACCAGATTACTATTCCAGATCATGGTATGATTTTTGATGATGAGTGTCATGTGACACTCACTAATATTGATTCAATCACTGGATTCTTTGGGTAATACAATGGCAGAGCGTAAACGCGATAAGATGCCAAAGAGAAACAAGAAAAATTTCCGCCCCACAAAAAAAGGGGCGGGAATGACTGAGGCGGGTGTGAAAGCATACCGTCGTAAAAACCCCGGCTCTAAACTAAAAACTGCGGTGACTAAGAAAAAGGGTCTGACTAAGTCAGAAAAAGCACGTCGTAAATCTTTTTGTGCTCGATCTGCGGGTCAAATGAAAAAGTTTCCAAAGGCAGCTAAAGATCCAAATTCTCGTTTAAGACAAGCAAGAAAAAGGTGGAGATGTTGAATAGACAAGTGACGGTAACTCTTGTAACAGCTTTTATCCTTGGTGTTGGGGGTGTTGGTTATAGTTGGGCTGATTGGGTCACAAAGACTCTAATCGCTGTAGATAAACGAACAGAGGTTATGGCCTCACAAATTGATTTTATGAAAACGCAAATGGAGATACGTTATGGCAATGTCCAGGGCACAGATGCGACAGCAAATTTCAAAGCCGCCTCAAAAGAGTAAAGGCACTCCGAAAGGTTTAACTTACTATAAAAAAGGCGGAAAAGTTTCTGCTAAATCTAAAGGTAGTAAGATATGTCCAGAGGGTAAAGCTTGGGCGAAAAGAACCTTTGATACATATCCTTCAGCCTATGCAAATCTTGCTGCATCTAAATATTGTAAAGATCCGAACTATGCTAAAAAAGCGAAGGGCGGTAAACGTAAAGGTAGGTAATGGCTGACCCTAAAAAAGGAACTGGTAAAAAGCCTAAAAAAAGTGGTCGTAGGCTTTACACGGATGAGAATCCTAAAGACACTGTCTCTATAAAATACGCAACAGAAAAAGATGCTAGAGACACAGTTGCAAAAGTAAAAAAAATAAAGAAGCCTTTTGCCAGAAAGATACAAATATTGACAGTTTTAGAACAAAGAGCAAAGGTAGCAGGAAAACCAAAACAAGCTCAAATTGCTAAAAAAGGTAAAGAAGCGATTAGAAAACAGCGCGGTAACTCCAATGGGTGAATTAAAAAAATGGTTAAAACAAGATTGGGTTAGAATTGGCTCAGATGGTAGCATAAAAGGCAAGTGTGGTACGTCTAAGAATAAAAAGAATCCTGACAGATGTTTACCAAGAGCAAAAGCAGAAAGCCTTTCCAAAGCAGAGCGAAAGAAAACTGCTCAAAAGAAAAAACGAGAAGGTAAAAAAGGTAGAACTGTTGTTAAAAACACGAAAGCAGCAGAGGTCAAAAACCTTAAAAATGGAGGTGAAATAAAGACAACTAAGCCAAAAAGACCTTTTAGAGGTAAGTCACAAAAAGGTACAGCAGTGGCTAGAGGTTGTGGGGCAATCATGCCTAATCGTCGTAAGAGAACCAAAGGTGCAGTTAGACAGTTTTGAAAGGAGAACTCACATGGCTATGAAGAAGAAAAAGGGCTACCGTAATGGCGGCAAAATAAAACCCAAAGGGATGAAAAACGGTGGCAAGGTCAAGCCCAAGGGAATGAAGAACGGTGGCAAGGTTAAGCCCAAAGGGATGAAGAATGGTGGCAAGGTTAAGCCTAAGGGTATGAAGAATGGTGGCAAGGTTAAGCCTAAGGGTATGGTTAAAGGTGGTAGAGTTGGTGGCTCTGGATTTAAAGGAATCTTCTAACTAGAATGCCATATCTACAAAGTAATATTCCTTATTTTAAGGCTTGGGTTCGTCGTGAATACACACATAATCATGAACAATATCACGGTGAGTTTCTTCATGCTATGGTTGTTGCTGTAACAACTATTCCTAATAGATCCCTTAGTTTTCAAGTAATCTTTACTGGTTGCGAGGCGGAGGGTGAAGAAGAGGATACCGTTCACGGTGGTGCAATGTGGGCAAGAATGCCTATCACGGCATTGGTTGCAGACATCCCGCTCGAAGAGTGGCCTGAACCTATGGCAACACATGATGCACAGCCTTGGGATTGTGCTTCTCATTACCATTCCGTTTACGTCTTAGAAAGAGCTACACCGTGTCCATGGTTAGCCAAAATAAACGGCGAGATGTTTCCTGCCAAGTATCTGTTTACTGTAGACTATACCAACAGTGAGATTGCAGATGATCCGGCACAACATAAACAAAGCCATGTGATGCAATTGTTGAACGCAGGAGAATGGACAGGAAACATAGTGGCGTTACCAAACAATCGAGTGAGGGTGACACATCCTGCTTGGTTTGCGGTAGGTGAGGGTGCACCAGACTTTAGACCTTCACAACATATACACTATTCAAAAAGTGATTTAGACTATACACTAGATGTGAATAGAGTTTTTGATAATCTTTATAATCAGGAGGATAACGATGGCTAAAAAATCTTTTCCAGACTTAACGGGAGACGGTAAGGTCACCCAAAAAGATATTTTAAAAGGTCGTGGAGTAGAGTTGAAAAAAGGCGGCAAAGTCACAGGATTTAAAAACGGTGGCGCAGTCGTAGTTAAGACAAACCAGAAACCACATATGAGTTGATGCCATGACAACATCAGGATCAAGAGACTTTAACCTCGATGTCGGGGAGGTAATTGAAGAAGCATACGAGAGATGCGGACTAGAGGTTCGCACTGGCTATGATGCTAAGACAGCACGTAGATCTTTGAACCTGATGTTTGCAGATTGGGCTAATAGAGGATTAAATCTCTGGACTGTAAATCAAGGCACAATCACCTTGACGGCAGGCCAAGCCCAACAAACTTTAACTTCAGATGTCGTTGATGTTTTAGAAGTTGTTCTCCGCAGAGATAACACGGATTTTACAATACAGAGGATAAGTCGTGGTGAATACTTGACGATACCCAATAAAACGACACAAGGTCGTCCTAGTCAGTATTATTTTGACAGGCAAATAGATCCTGTAATAAATCTTTGGTCTGTTCCAGAAAACTCTACCGATCAATTAATTTATTATTTTGTCCGTAGAATCCAAGACGCAGATGCTCTTGTCAATACTACCGATATGCCATTTCGTTTTTATCCTTGTATGGTGGCGGGGTTAGCGTATTACCTTTCAATGAAACGTGCTCCTGAACGTGCACAGCTTCTAAAAGTAGTGTATGAAGAAGAGTTTCAACGAGCCGCAGATGAAGATGAAGGACGCACTCCTTTGAAGTTACAACCTAATATTCAATACTTGAGAGTTTAATGGCGTTTGCTTCTGGAAAAAAAGCTTATGGTATATCAGATCGATCAGGACGGCGTTATCGTTTACGAGAAATGCGTCTTGAATGGACTGGTTCATTAGTTGGTCCAGATGAGTTTGAACCAAAACACCCACAGTTATTTCCACCCAAGGCTTTTCCAGATCCTCAAGCTTTAAGAAATCCTAGACCAGAGCAGAATTTAGATTCTGAAAGAGCAATCCAAACTGGATATAATCCTGTTGGATTTAAAGAAATAGAGGGAATTACTCCTCCAAATAATTTGGTGGCAGTAGGTGCCGTTGGCACAGTTGTGGTAAACGAAATTGATAATCAAGTCTCTCTAACAGGAGTGGCAGGTTCAGCTGCTGTTGGTAGCGTTACAGTCATAGATGATGCGGGAACTTTTGATAGCACTAATGAAACATTAGACTCTACTGCACAAACTTTTGATGAAGGATAGGACATGGCAAAACAAACAGTAGGTATAGGATCATCTGCAAATGACGGAACAGGTGATACTCTTCGAGCGGGTGCAGATAAGATCAACGATAACTTTAACGAAGTATATGCTGCCCTTGGAAATGGGACAACACTTACTGATATAATAGATTCAAACGGCTTATTTGATGTAAGCTCTGGTGCGAATAAAATTGTTTTTTATTACGCAGCTTTAAGTGATTTACCAAGTGCTTCTACATATCATGGCGCTGTGGCGCATGTCCATGCAACTGGTGGACTATATTTTGCTCACGGCGGAAACTGGATTCGATTAAATGACGAAGTATCTGGGCCTGTAACAACCTATGTAGCAGGGACAAGTGGTTCTTCTGCCTACACTTTTACTGGCCCTGGGGCTACTGCGGGTAACAATCCAAACTTTACTTTTTACAAAGGTCATACATACCTCATAGATAACACTGCAAATGTAAGTAGTCATCCCTTGCAGATAAGAACATCTGATGGTGGATCTGCTTTTACGACAGGTGTTACAGAAAACTATAACTCAACAACAGGGTTGACACAGTTTATCGTTCCTCATGAACCTAGTGATACATCCTTAGTCTATCAATGCACCAATCATTCTGCTATGGTTGGAAATATAACAATAGTGTGATGCCATGAGTTTTACATATGCACAATTAAAACAAGCTCTGCAAGATTATACAGAAAACACAGAAACTTCTTTTGTGACTAACTTGCCTATATTTATTAGAACAGCAGAAGAACGTATTTTAAAAAATGTACAATTAAGTTTGTTTCGTAAAAATGTAAGTGCAAGTACAACAGCTTCTAATAAGTATCTTGCTTGTCCTTCAGACTTCTTGTCTCCTTTTTCGTTAAGTTTAGCCGGAACAAATGGAGATAAGTTTTTTATTGATTTTAAAGACCCAAGTTTCTTGCAGACATATACTCCTGACGCTACCACAACAGGCGCTCCTAAATACTACGCTGTATTTGATGTAGATAATTTTTTCTTAGCTCCTACCCCCGATACTACATATACTGCGGAGCTTCACTATTTTTATCGGCCTGCAAGTTTGACGGCAGGAAGTGACAGCGGTACTACTTGGTTAAGTATTAATGCTGAATTATCACTGTTATATGGAGCACTTATTGAGGCGTACATATATATGAAGGGTGAACAGGATGTTATGGCAATTTATAATAAACGATTCCAAGAATCTCTGATTGGTATTAAAATGCTTGGCGAAGCAAAAGAAACCACCGACGAATATCGCACAGGGAAAATAATTAGGGCAAAACAGTAATGTTTAAAATAGATATAAGTGTACCACAACATGAAAGCTTAGTAGGTATTAATACCACTGCTAATCGTGGTTTTACCCCAGATGAACTTGCGGAACAATGTGTCCAAAAGATCATATCGGTCTCTGATAGCACACACCCAGGTGTTAGAGACCAAGCTCGTGCTTTTTCAAAGCACGTTGAAACGCTTGTCGCAGCTTATATGCGGCAAGCGATTCGATCAGACCGCACCACTGTATGCAATGCAATAAAAGATGCGGGTCATCCCCAACTGGCTGAACTTATAAGGAGACTTTAACATGGCCTTTTCTGGAAACTTTATGTGTACTTCTTTCAAGAAAGAGCTTCTTGAGGGTGGTCACGACTTTAAAAACAGCGGTGGAGATACTTTCAAAATCGCACTATATGACAACAACGCTTCATTCACCGCAGCCACTACAGATTACACAACTTCAAACGAAGTGAGTAACTCTGGTTCTTATAGTGCAGGTGGAGGGACACTAACTCGTGTTGATCCAACTACATCTAGTACGACGGCATTTACCGACTTTGCGGATATTACATTTACATCTGCAACGATCACTGCTCGTGGCGCTTTAATATACAATACCACAGAGGGTGGCGGATCAGGCACATCTAACAGTATTGTTGTTTTGGACTTTGGCTCTAACAAAACATCTACATCAGGTGATTTTCAAATCGCTTTCCCTGCGGCAGGTGCTTCAACGGCTATTATTAGAATTGCCTAAAAATGGTTGTATTAGCCAATAGAGTAAAGGTCTCTACTAGCACCACTGGTACTGGCACGATAACGCTTGGGTCTGCGGAGGCGGGGTTTCAAACCTTCGCAGACGGCGGTATTACTAATGGTCAGACAGTCAGGTATACCATAGAAGATGGTTCTGCTTTTGAGATCGGTACAGGCACATATACTGCTTCTGGTACTACATTATCCAGATCGCTAACTGAAAGCTCCACAGGTTCATTGCTTGATCTAAGTGGCAGCGCAGTTGTATTTATTACGGCTGCGGCAGAAGATTTAATTTCTAACGGCACTATAACTAGCAGTGGTGATATCACTCTTGATGCTGGTGGTGATGTTATTCTTGATGCCGATGGTGCGGATATAACTTTAAAAGATGGTGGAACATCATTTGGAAGATTCACAAAAAGTGGGGATAATTTTGTAATTGAGTCTCAAGTATCAAACGGAGATTTGATTATTAGTGGTAATGATGGGGGTGCTCCTGTTTCCGCACTCACCTTTGATATGTCGGCAGCAGGAGCAGCTACGTTTAATTCAACTGTTACGGTTACGGCCTTAAACCTTAACAGTAATATTGTTTTTGAAGGTGCAACGGCTGATGACTATGAAACTACAGTCACAGTAACTGACCCCACGGCTGATAGAACCGTTACAATTCCTAATCAAACAGGCACAGTCATGCTGTGGCAAAGTGCTTGGCCTGATGATCCTGCTAATGATATTTACAATTATGCGATTGGTGACGCTGCTTTTGCTGCTCTTCAATCAGGAGCGGCTAGAAATGTCGCTTATGGTGAACGTGCTGGAACTGCTTTAACGACAGGCGATTACAATACGGCTTTGGGTTCGTCCGCAATGCTTGAAAATACAACAGACAGCCATTCAACGTGTATTGGATATGCAAGTGGTCGTGGTGATCTGTTAACAGGCGGCACTTATCTTGGTTCTAACGCAGGTAATTATAATAGTAACAGCAAAGATTATCAAACCGCTGTTGGCTATCTATCAATGAATGATTGTCATGGAGACGAGGCAACGGCCGTTGGCTATAATTCCATGACAGACGGTTATCATTATCGATCAACCGCCGTTGGTCGTAGTGCTTTAGCTTACACTAGTACGCTAAACGCTTATTACAATGTTGCTGTGGGGGCTTATGCAGGGGATGCTATTTATGGTGGGGATTACAATGTTTGCCTTGGCTACAACACCGAGACCAGTCATCACTCTACATCGGTAGGTGGTCAAGCGGGAATAGGTTCAGGTAATTATTCTATATCTATAGGATACAGAGCAGTCTATAGTGGAACTAATGCCTCTACTTATAACACAGTTGTAGGTTATGAAGCTGGTTATGATTTAGATGGCGGTGATTACAATGCGTTTATAGGGCATCAATCAGGTTATAACGGTGGCACAGGAAGTTATAATACTGGAGTCGGAACTTCATCTCTTTATGACTTAACAAGTGGTGCAACCAACTCAGCGTATGGAGCGTCTGCACTAACCGATGTAACTAGCGGTAGCGAAAATTCTGCTATTGGTACAAGCGCAGGGGCTTTAGTCACTGAAGGTGATTACAACACATTTTTAGGTAGAGATGCAGGTTATAGACAAAGTTCATCTACGACAAATGGATTAACAACAGGAGACAATGTTACTTGCGTTGGCTATGCTGCTATACCTACAAGCTCAACTGCAACAAACGAAATTACGCTAGGTGATAACAATGTAACGTCCTTGCGATGTAACACTCAAACAATCTCTAGTCTCTCAGATGAGCGCGATAAAACAGCTATTCAAGACTTGCCATACGGATTAGAGTTCATTAACGATATGCGTCCAGTTCAGTTTACTTGGAACAGACGCGATGGGTCTTTGGGTGCAACTCCTGACATGGGGTTTATAGCTCAAGATTTATATGATGTGGAGCTTGAACACTCATCAACATCTCGAACAAGGCTCGTAAAGTGGGACAATCCAGAAAAATTAGAAGCGGATTATGTGCGATCATATCCGATTTTAGTAAAGGCCGTGCAGGAATTATCGGCAAAGGTAGATGCGCTGACAGCGCGAGTTAAAGAATTGGAAGGAAGTTAATATGGCTGTAGATGAATTAGACCGTGATTATTTAAAGTTGCTTCATATGTGTGACGGCATTGAAAACATTATTGGCGGCATGAAAATGCAACAAGAAACAGATTCTGAAAAGAAAAAACAAGTCGGCAACATGGTCATGCATTTGGAAATGGAAGTGTTAGACAGCAAATATACGGACGCTAAAAAAGACATGACTAGGATAAACTCTACGATCACAACAGGTCGGGCTTACTGGAAGTCATAATCAATGTTAGGCTTTACACCTGTAGCCTCCGCAACACTCGCGAGTAGTGGCAGTACTGATGTATCAGTATCCGTTACAGGTCTAGCCGCAACAGGTGCTTTAGGATCAGTAAGTGTAAGCACTGATGTATCGGTATCTGTTACAGGTCTAGCGTCTACGAGTGGCTTAGGGTCAGTAAGTGTTATTGGAGCATCTGATACTCCTGCTACAGGTTTATCAGCAACAGCCTCTGTTGGTTCTGTTAGCGTAAGTGCTAACTCCTCTCTTTCTGTTACAGGCTTAGAATCCACTGGTAATTTAAATTCTGTCACTGTAAGTGGACAAGCAGTCGTATCAACAGGATCATTAGCAGCTCAAGGATTTGTAGGAAGTCTTACTTCTGGTGGCGCAGCATTTGTTATTGTCACTGGTCTAGAAGCAACAGGTGGAGTTGGGACGGTTACTGTGGCCGCCGATGCGCTTGTCTCACCTACAGGGCTTTCTGCTACGGGTGAGGTAAATTCTGTTGTTGTTACCCCTCGAATAATTGTTACCCCGACAGGTTTGGAAGCCACTGGTGGTTTAGGAAGCCCAACAATAACAGGTAATGCAAACGTTCCTCCAACAGGTTTAGAGGCTACGGGTGAGGTAAATTCTGTAACTGTAACTGCTGATGCGGTTGTCTCTCCCACTGGATTAAGTGCAACAGGCGCTACAGATGATGTAACCGTAACTGCTGACGCACTTGTCTCTCCTACTGGATTAGGTGCAACAGGTTCTGTGGGGACAGTTACAATTGCAACGATAACAATTGTTGGTGTAACAGGACTTTCTGCAACAGGTGCTTTAGGTGATGCAACTGCAACTGCTGGTGCTACGGTTTCAGTTACAGGACTTTCTGCAACAGGTGAGGTGACATCTCCAATAATTTGGGGTAGAATAGTTCCAGATCCAAACAATACTTGGAGTAATATAACACCAAACCCAAGCAACACTTGGAGTGGAGTAACACCAAACCCAGGAACTTCTTGGTCTGAGGAAACACCAAACCCAGGAACTTCTTGGTCTGAGGAAACACCAAGTCCAAATACAACTTGGACGGATATAGCTGCGTAAGGACAAGTAAATGCCAAGTACATATACAACAAATGGTGGTATAGAAAAAATCGCTACAGGCGAACAGTCAGGAACATGGGGCACAACCACTAATCTTAACTTCGACATCATAGACAGACTCCATAGTGGTGTTGGTACGATAGATCTTTCTAGCTCTGGTGCAGCTCATACTTTAACCACCACAGACGGAACATTGTCTGATGGTATGTATAAAGTTCTTGTTTTAAGTGGCGCTACTCAGGCTTGTACAATTACCGTTTCTCCTAATGACGCTCAAAAATTATATTTTGTGGACAATAATTCTGGTCAGGATTGTACTTTTTCTCAAGGATCTGGGGCTAACGTCACAATAGGAAACGGAAAAACTGGGATTATATTTTGTAACGGTGCAGGATCAGGCGCTGCGGTAAATCAAATTATTGACACAACTTCTCTTGTTGATTTTGGAGTGACAGCAACCTCTGGTGAGTTAAATTATGTTGATGGTGTAACATCAGCAATACAAACTCAAATTGATTCTAAAGCTAATATTGCTAATCCAACATTCACAACTGGGATAACCTCTCCGCAAGTAGATGTAACTGCGCAAGGTGATTTAAGACTACAAGACACCTCTGGAGGTCAATATGTTGCACTACAAGCTCCTAGCACAGTTTCATCGAGTTATACTTTAACTCTTCCTGCTGCCGATGGATCTGCTAGTCAGGTACTTGCAACCAATGGATCAGGCGTTTTAAGTTTTGCAGCACCAGGAAATCCTGTAGACTATCAAGAGTTTACCTCTTCAGGCACTTACACTAAACCAAGTGGAGTTAATTACATATATGTAGAAGCTATTGGTGGTGGCGCGGGTGGCGGTGGCGCTGCATTTTCTGGAGATCGAAGAGGTGGGGGTGGTGGAGGAGAGTTTACAAAACAACTTCTTAGGGCATCTGATGTATCTTCATCTGTCTCCGTTACTATAGGAGCGGGAGGCGCGGGAGGCGCAGCGGGAGGAAATAATGGGTCAGTCGGAGGATCTACCACATTTGGTTCATATGTCACATCAAGGGGTGGTGGATATGGCAGTGCGATTTCTGGAGGATATAGCCCTGGTGATATAGATGCTTCGCTTCTTCCCTTTCCTAACGCGGCTTACGGAGGCGGTGGAACTGGAGCCTTTGAACAATTTAACGGAGGTTCTACAACTTATGGTGGGGGCGGAGGCGGCTCGAATGTTGGGTCGGGTGCTGATGGTAGTGGATCTGGTGCTGTTACGACAGGGGGTACTTCAGTCTATGGTGGTGCAGGCGGTGCAGGTGGTAATGCCTCAACGGCTCCACAAAATGGAACTGCTCCGGGAGGTGGAGGAGGTGGAGGTTACAGAAGCACCGATGCAGGCGGAAGTGGCGCTGCCGGAAGAGTTCGTGTTTGGGGTTGGTGAGGAGACACATTTAAATGGCAAAATATGCAGTTATAATTGATAATAAAGTATCAAACATAGTAGAATCAGATTCCGCATTAGAAAAGAATTGGGTCTTAGTTAATGGCGTAGTGGATATAGGAACTTCTTATACTGATGGAGCTTTTGTTACGCAAAGTCCAACAAAAGATCAAATTATTGATTCAATGAGTGAACAATTCAACATTGTTGTTCAAGAAAAATTAGATTCTTTTGCTAAAGAAAGGGGTTACGATAACATGTCAAGTCTTTCTTCTTATGCTACAAGTTCCGTTGACTCTTTTAAACAAGAGGGTCTTAGAGGGATTGAGTTACGAGATTCTTCGTGGAGTGTTTTTATAGACTATATAGCTAAAGTTCGATCTGGTGAAATTAATTATCAAGACGGAATAAGTAAATTAGAAGAACTATTGCCAGATTTAACTTGGACGTAAAAATATGCCACTTACCAAACTTCAGTTTCAACCAGGGATAAACAAGGAAACAACCTCATACAGTAACGAGGGTGGTTGGTTTGATATGGATAAAGTGCGTTTTAGAGCAGGATATCCTGAAAAAATCGGTGGTTGGACAAAGGTTGGAATCAACTCATTTCTTGGCTCTTGCAGAGCTTTACATGCTTGGAGAACAATTGCTTTAGACAACTACGTTGGTTTAGGCACTAGCGAAAAGTATTACATAGAAAGTGGGCAGGGATACTATGACATCACTCCCATAAGATTGAGCCAACCTCCAAACGAAAATGTAAGTGTAAATATTGACGGTATTTTTGCAACAGGTGAGGTTGGTGAGGTAGAAATATTATTAAATCTCGAAGAGGTAACGGGTCAAGAAGCTACAGGAAATGTTGGTCGAGTAGGGATTCAAACAAACGACGATGTGATGGTAATTGTTCCTGACAGTTTTGTTGAACAAAACGAAACTTTTTTTGCAACAGGTGAGGTTGGTGAGGTAACTATTTCAGGAAACATAGATACAACCGTTACACCAGAAGGAGTGTCTGCCACAGGAGAAGTATCAATACCTATAATAGCAATTCAAACACTTTTACCTGTAATTACTTTTTCTGCAACAAACGCCTCAAATCAAATTACTGTAACACATGCAAATCATGGTGCAGTAGCAAAAGACTTTGTAACATTTACAAATGCAGTTTCTCTTGGGGGCAATATAACAGCAGCAATTTTAAATCAAGAGTATGAAATAAATGAGATCGTTGATGATAATTCTTATAAAATATTAGCTAGACAGGTAGCTTCACTTCCTGAAATTACTGTCAACGGAGTTTATACTCCCACCACTGTAGCAGCTAATTCCTCTGACACAGGAAATGGAGGAGATAATGTTACAGGAGATTATCAAATAAACAACGGCCTTGAGTCTGCCGTATATGGTAATGGTTGGGGTGCAGGAACTTGGTCTCGTGGCGCATGGGGGTCTGCGGCTACGGTAAATCTTTTAACTGACACATTGCGTTTGTGGTCTCATGACAATTTTGGTGAGGATTTAATTATAAATGTACACAATGGCGGTATATTTTATTGGGATGCCTCTGCTACAAACGCCATAACTTTAAGGGCTGTTCCCTTATCTTCTTTAACGGGTGCAAGTAATACCCCCACTGTTGCGGCTAAGATTATAGTATCAGATGTAGACAGGCATGTGATTGCTTTCGGATGCAACCCATTGGGTAGCTCTACGCAAGATCCATTGCTGATACGTTTCTCCGATCAAGAGAATGCAGCAGATTGGACTCCTACAACAACTAATACCGCAGGAGATTTAATTGTTGGCTCAGGTTCTAGAATTGTAACTGCTGTAGAAACAAGACAACAAACACTGGTTTTTACAGATGTTTCTGTTCATTCGTTACAGTTTCTTGGAGCACCGTTCACTTTCGGAATAAACATGATCTCAGAAAACATAACTGTAGCAAGTCCAAATTCAGCAATAGCTGTTGAAGATAATGTTTATTGGATGGGTAAAAATGAGTTCTATGCATATACTGGTCAAGTACAAAAGTTACCTTGCACAGTTAAAGATTTTGTTTTTAGTGATTTTAATGAGAATCAATCTGAAAAGATATTTGCTTCTTCAAACACATCTTTCTCTGAGATATGGTGGTTTTATCCTTCGGCAGACAGCACTACAATAGACCGTTATGTTATTTACAATTACGTTCAAAACATTTGGTATTATGGTAATTTAGCTAGAGGGGCTTGGCTAGATAGAGGCATCCAAGAGTTTCCTATAGCAGCAGGCTTAGATGGATATTTATATTTACATGAGAATGGTTTTGACGATGGAAGCACGGCTCCTGCTTCTGCTATATCTGCACACATTGAGTCCAGTCAGTTTGATATCGGCGATGGTAATAACTTTTCTTTTGTTAATAGGTTAATACCAGATGTAACTTTTAGAAACTCATCAACATCTACACCAAGTGTAACTTTTACAATGAAAACCAGAAACTTTCCTGGGGGTAACTATCTTGAGACAGATGATGAAACAATTTCAAAAACCGCATCTGTTCCTGTAGAGCAGTTTACTAATCAAACCTTTGTAAGATTAAGGGGTAGATCAATGGCACTTCGTGTGGCATCAACAGAGACAGGCATGACTTGGCGGCTTGGATCGCCAAGACTAGATATAAGGCAAGATGGAAGAAGATAATGTCTACTAGAGGAATCCCTGCCCCGTACTTTCCTTCACCCCCACAAGGGTATGATCCAAGGTATTTTGCAGAAGTAGTTCGTGCTTTCTCTGTATACATACAACAAACACAAAACCCAGGAACTGCTGTATTTAATACTTTAAATCTGCTAAACTTGCCAGTACATGCAAACAATGCGGCTGCTGTTAGTGGTGGTTTAGAGGTAAATGATGTATATAAAACTTCAACAGGTGAATTAAGGATAGTAGTATGAGTGATGAAACCATTATAATAATGCCTGATGGTGGCAAGTGGAAGCCTTCAAGCTCTGTTGATACATTACAATGTCATCATTGTGATAACTTAGTAGATACACCAGAAGAAGTTGCCTCGTATCCAGATGGTAATTGTCCAGATTGCGGAAAGTCTTGGACAGATGACACAAAAAGACATACAAAGATTACAGTAACCATGCCACAAGCTGCCGGAGGTAGCACGTTATGATTCAGTTTCTTGCACCGTTCCTTGCCCCTGCATTAAGCTCCGCTTTGGCTGGAAGCAGCGTACCTTTTCTCGCAAAACTTGGAGCTTCACTTGTTAAAAATCCAATGCTTAGTTCTGCTATAACATCGGGAATAGGTTCTTTGTTATCGGGAGACGATTTTGGTGATGCTTTAAAAAACGCAGCGATAGGAGGTATAGGTGGTTCTTTAGGTTTATCGGGAACAGGTGCAGGCACAGTAGCAGATGCAGCAACAAATAACGCACTACAAGGTACAATAAAAGAAAAAGGAATAGCTTCTATTTTAAACCAATTAACTGAAAAAGATGGGTTGCTGTCGCCTGGAAATCTTTTATTATTTAGTTCGCTTCTTCCACCACCTAAAATGGAAAAGCGTAAACCTTATCTTGGTGGAGGATACTATGGCCCCGGTGGTAGATACGTTCCGGCAAGTAGAGTTTTTGGTGCCGTTGAGGGGGGTCGCATAGAAGGTCCAGGGACTCCGACAAGTGATTCAATTCCTGCAATGATTTATCAAGACGGGGTGCCTGTACAAGAGGCTGCACTTTCAACACAAGAAGTGGTGCTATCACATAAAGATCTAGCGGCAATGGACCCAAACGGAGACTATGAACGTGCTTCTGAAATTATCGGCAACGCTAAGAATGGTGATCGCGCTAAAGCAGCGGCTGAAATGTATTTAAAAATGCAAAGGGCATAAGACATGGGTAGAGGCAGTAGCGGCAGCGCACAACAAACAATAGTTAGAGATTTACCAGAAGAAGCCAAACCGTTTCTTTATGGTTTTGGAGATCAGTTCCTTACTCAAGAAGAATATGATGAGCTATCTCCAGAAGAACAAGCTAATATTGATGTAATTGAGGAAGATGGTAGTACTAAATATAGAAACCCAGACTATATCGAAGGTCTTTTACCAACAGCGCAAAAACTATTTACAGGGCAATTGCCAGAGTATGGAATTGCTGACCGTGATCCATTACAAGATTTGGCCTACACCCTGACCCAATCGGGGGTTGGATCTTATCAGCCGTATCTTGACGCTGCCTCAAACGCGCAGTTTTTGGGTATGCAGGGTGTTGGTCAAGCGATGGATGAAACCCAACGATTGGCGGGAGAAATCCCTGGTCAAGTTGCAATAGGACAACAAGCTCTTGGAGAGGGCATAACTAAAGCTGATATAGCCGCAGAACGTGCTCGTATGTCCACATCGGCGGCACAGCAAGCTCTTATGGACGCGGGGCAGTTTGGTCGAGGCACAGCGGGTCAAGGCATCGCATCTTTACGCGGTGCAGCAAGTCAGTTTGATCCACGCATGTCAGCGGCATATTACAATCCATTTGAAACACAAGCTGTTGATGCTGCATTAGCTGATATTGAACGAGCAGGTGCTCGACAACTTGACGAAGTTGGGCGTCAGACTAGAGATCAAGCGTTACGTCAAGGTGCCTTTAGTGGAAACCGTCGTTTCTTAGAACAATTTAGACGAGAAGACCCGATTCGTGAGGACATACTGGAAAGACAAGCACGAACAGCAGCAGGAATGCGACAAGCTGGATATGAAGCCGCAGCGGAACGTGCCAGACAGTCTTTTGAACAAGCTCGCGCACGTCAGCTTCAAAGTGCTCAAACAATTGGTCAACTTGGTCAGGCGGGTGCAGGGACACAAATTACAGCGGCGGATCGAGCAGGACAGTTAGGTCTTGGCGCAGAACAGTTAGCTCAAACCAGTGCAATTCAAGGTGGACAACTTGGATCACAAGCAGCACAACTCGGATTGCAAGGTATAAACACGGGATTAGGAGCACAACAGCAAATTGCAGGAATGGGACAAGGCATCGCTGGTCTTGGTATGAACATGGCAAATCTAGGTGGTATGCAACAAAGGATGGGAGCCGCAGACATAAACCTATTGTCTCAAATGGGTGCACAAGGGCAAGGTTACCAACAGTCTTTACTAGATGCGCAACGTGCAAATCAAATGTTACCGTATCAACAGGTTGGTTTCTTTTCTGATGTTATACAAGGTGCACCGCTTGGCACGGCACAAACTACGTTTGCACCGACGGCATCACCCTTTCAACGATTTACAGGAAACGCGATAACGTATGCTGGATTGCAAAATGCGGGAGTATTCGGATGAACGTATTAGATCGAAAACTCTTTAACCGTGGTGCAAGAGACGAGCTTCGTAGAAAAGGTGGGATCATGGCATCGTCTGAACCGATGATGCAAGCTGTTGGATATGAAAACGGTGGTGGTATAACTGGAATACCAAACATTAGTCTTACCAATCCTAACGCAGTGCGCTTTGTTCCTACTAATGATCAAATAGCTCCACCCCCCGCAGTATCTCAAATACCAGTTCAAGGTAGGACTAATGTTGGACCTAGATCTGGCGGCTTCTCTGCCGCAGGTGCATTAAGAGCACGTCAACTTAGGGAACCTTTTGGTGTCCAACCTCCCTTTCGCACAGATGCGATAGCGCAAGCGACTGCACAATCGCAACGTATTAATCCTCCTTCATATTTATATGTAAACATTCCGGGTGTTACACCTGATCCAGTATTAATGACGGAGCAAGACTTTGAGCGTTTTGAAAAGATGTACCCTGATGCAGCTCAATCATCAGATTCAACTGTTATAGATGTCGCGTCGTTAGACAGTCGGGTGGACATAAGCAACGTCCCAATAGTTACATCATTAGACCCCACCAGTGGCAGCAGAAAAGATGCTGTTGAAAAAACTAAAAAGACTACGACGCCAAACGTTAATGTTAACACACCTTCGTACAATCCTGCCACTACAGTCATAGACTACGATCCTACAAATGTGGATCAAGCTGCGCTTCAATTAAGAGCAGAACAAAAGGCCAATCAAGAGTTATATACTGACAGGTTACGCATTGAGAACCAAATAAAAAGATTAGAAGAGAGCGCAATAACGATAGATGATTTTGAACGTTTGAAAGTTTTAAAAGCGCAATTAGAAAGTATGGGTGGGTCTACAGATCAAAACCCTGTTACTGCTCAATTAAAGCAAGCAGAAGCTAATTTTGGTAAACTTATTAAACAAGATCAAGACACGGCTCAAATTTCATCAACAGCCCGTGATCTAGTTGTTGCTCAAGAAACAGTAAATCAGTTAGAAGAAACACTTAAATTAGCAAATCCTGAAAACAAACCTGTAATTCAAAACAGATTAGAAAACGCAAATGACGCTTTAGTTGTTGCTAAAGCTGCCCATAATAATGCCAAGTTAGAACAAACATCTGAGTTTCCAATTGATGAACGTTTAGCTCCACAAGCAAATAAACGTAGAGACGATGATCCAGATCTTTCTGAACTAGTAACATCAACACCAAAAGCACCAGAAAAACCCAAGTTTCCAAGCTTGGATCAATTCATAGAAGTTCAGGGCGGCAGAGACGAACGGGAAAAATTTCAAACCAATGCCGATAAAACATTAGATGACGCAACAAAAGACTTTGGAGGTGCCAAAACAGATGATGCATTTGACGATGTCTTTGACAAGTATGTGTCTAGGTTTTCTGAAATCTTAGGTGATGACGAGGAAGAAAAGAAAAGAAATACAGGGTTTGCATTGGCAATGTACGGTGCAACCTACGCCGCTACTGGGGACGCCGGACAAGCGGCTATGAACATGATTGAAACACTTCGCGGTGATGCAGCAACTCGTCAAGAGCGCAAAGACAAAATTAAGATGTTGGCCTTGCAAGCTGCAACAGACAAAGAAGCAAGAGACGATGCTTTACAAACACAGTTGGCTAAAGAAACACGACAAGATAAACGAGAGCTTGAAAAGTATGAAGCAAAACTTAAAATAAAAGAAAAGTTTGACGATCCAACTGGGTATTTAGATACCGATGCTGGCAAATTTTTCTCGGAAATATACGCTGATGTTTTAACCGATGATACCCTAAACGAGGATGAAAAAGGCGAGGCATTTATAAAAAGAGCAGGAGAAGCAAACGCAGAAGCTTTTTACAGAGCTTTAAATATTCCAAGGCTTGGAGTAAAGCAGGGTGGTGGAAAAGGATCAGACTGGTTCAACCAATAAGGGTCACGACACATGGTCACGCTTAACGAACTTCGTAATCGCGCCATCGAAGCATATGAAGCAGGGGATGTGGAACGTGCAGAGCGTCTAAAAGAAGAATACAAAAACAAAGAAGAGTTTGAAACTTTAAGAACTCAAGCTATTGATGCGTTTGAAGCAGGGGATGTAGAGCTTGCAGAAAGTCTTAAATCTCAAGCAAAACAAAAAATACAACCCTACAAAGAATCACAGTTTACAGACGTAGGTCGAGGTATAACCGCTGCTCCTGTGACTTTGGCACAAGGTATTACAGAGTTTGGAACCGCCGGATTTGATGCTGCCTTTGGTACAAACTACTCTCGTCCTGTTACTGAAGCTTTTGAAAACTTTAAAAGAGAATACAACCTCAACCCTACAACAACTGCGGGTAATGTCACCGAAGAGCTAGTAGGATTTGGTCTTGGTTTCATTCCAATAATAGGGTGGCTTGGTCGGGCAAACAAAGTAGCACAAGGTTCAAAAATCGTAACTGCTCCTGCAAAGAGTAAATTCTTTAGATCCGCAGAGAAGTTTGGTGGATCTAAGGTTGGCAAATCCATGTTGAAAAACCGTACCCGTTTGATAGGAACCACGGCTCTTGCAACTGGTGGTTTTGAAGCGGTGTTTAGTCCTGACGGAAGAGCTACGATTTCCGACTCGTTTGATATACTACCCGATCCTCTTGACGCGGCTCTTGAGACTGAACGCACAGAGAATCTATCAGGTGCCGATCTAGGTCTTGCTCGTTTAAGAAATAGTTTGCGTAGAGGCGTAGAGGGGGGCTTGGCAAGTCTTACCTTTGATGTTGGGTTACCTGTTGTTGGTGCAGCGGCACGAGCGGCGGGAACTTTACCGGGTGTTTCTCCTGTAACTTCTTCCTTGGCTCGTGCATCTGCGACTGTATTCAATGCAGGAGGAGAACTAATTAGCCGTATCCCTGGTGCCAAGACATCAAAAGAAACATTTGACGCATGGTTCAAACCTGGCGGTGTAGCAAACGGAGAACTAATTGAAGAGGTTCTCGATGTTAAAGCAGTGGGTGATACTGCACAAAGAGAAGCATTGAAACTATACAAAGACTTTGAGAAAGCCACTGGTCAGTTTATGTCGGTGGTAAAACTTCCAAAGAAAAGAAAGAAAACTCGTGAGCAAATCAAACAGAAACTGTACAAGTTTCTGACCACAGGTGACGATACTGCGCTTGATGGGTTAAACGACCAAGCTAAAAAAGCAGCAAATAGAATGTTGAAACTTGATCTTGAGTATCAAGATAAGATTCTTTTGGAATTAGAACAACGTTTGGCTAGTGGGACTGGTAATCCTAAGATGATAGCGGACGCGATAAAAGATATAGAAGCTCATAAAAAATCTGTAGGCGGCTACATCCGTCGCCGTTATGCCATGTATGATGACGCAGAAAACTATTATAAAGGCTTGGTTATAGGCACCCCAGAGTACAACGCTGCTCTGAAAGAAATGAAAAATTATGTTCGTTTTCAAAAGCCAGGTAACGAAGAATATGCAGATTTGTTTGGTGGCAGGGATCTCCCTGACTTTGTATCTGATGCAGACTTGGATGAGTTTGCAGAAAGAAAACTACTACGGTATTTAGATCTTGATGTTTCCGATGGAAAACTTACTCCGCAACAAGCTTTACGTGAAAAACAAAAAGCTTTAGCCGCTGAAGGGTCTCAAGTTGTTTTACCAGGTCGGGCTGTAAGTATAACAGACAATATGTTTATCAAACGTGTTGAAGAACTAAAGCAACTTCCGTCAACTAGAGAACTCATGGGTGAGGTTGTTGATCCTGCAAAGGCATACTTTAAAACTATTTCAGATATGTCCACAACATTAGCGGGTCTAAATTTTTATCGCAATGCAGCAAATACCTTTGGACAAAACATTGAAAATGCTCTTGAAAATCTTGCCAAAGGTGAACGCCCATTAATTGTTCGAAGTGCCTATGATAGACCAGAAGCTATTTCAGGAGAACAAATAGTACGAGATGAAGATTATTTACGGAGTCTTGGATACGAGCAGCTTGAGGCAGCAGATCAACCCACAATTTTCTTTGGACCTTATGCAGATCTTACGCGTATGTTTGTTACACCAGAAGTTAAACAAGCTTTAACCACTCCTGCTCGACTAGGACTTGATGAGTTGGGACAAGCAGTAGCAGTGGGTGCGCTTCTTAAAGGTCAAGCTCAACGTATGACCATTGTTCCCAATCTAATATCTCAAATCAGAAACATCACAGGTAACGGTATTGCCCTCGCACAAAACGGGAACCTTGCCCGTAACTCTGACTTTGTTGATACGTTTCGTTTGATTGCTGCAAATACTGATACATTAGATGATGAAGGTTTAAAGAAACTAAGCCGTGAACTTGGTGCGTTGGGCGTCATGGACACTAGCCTTGTGACCAGTGCCTTGAGAGATTTCCGTGATATGGCAAAGGATTTTAAAGTTGCCGGAAAGCTACAGTCTTTCGCGGACGATGCTTCATACAAACTTATCCCTTTTATGCAACAACTTGAGAACTTGTATTCAAACTCCGATTCATATTTTAAGTTAATGGCGGTGTTTGCGGAGCAAGGTAAAATGGCAAACGCTTTATCTAAAGCGGGTATAGATATAAATAATGTCAAAAATCCAGGGCAGTTTGAAGTTCTTAAAAAATCTTTGAGAGAACAAAAAATCGCTAAAAGAGATGCGTCACTGTCTCTAGATACTTCTCCTGCAAACTTCTTACTCACCATGGCGGGAGACACAGTAAAAGACACAATGCCCGTATACAGCCGTGTTGGTAAAGCAATACGTCGCCTCGATGCGATCCCTGTCTTCGGTAACTTTACATCGTTTGCTTCAGAAAACATTCGTAACGCAGCTAATACCTTGTCCCGTGGGGTACGAGAGCTTTCATTCAAAGCGGATGATCAGTTAATTAGAGCCTTGGGGCCAGACAACGCACGGATATTAGAGCGTCAGATCCGTGGGATCGGGTCACAACGTTTGATGTCTTACCTGACAATGTCTACCGTTATGCCTGCCGCTATAACCAAAGCCTCAATGCTTGCAACTGGAACCACGGAACAGGAACTTGAAGCTGCCAAAGCACTGACCGCAGACTTTTATGACGGACATGCGTTGGGTGTGATTAGTAACGATGGTCGTGGAAAGATGGAACTGTTTGATCAGAGTTATGTATTTCCTCATGCCTTTGTTACAGATCCTGTTCGTAAAGCTCTTCAAACATACAACGAAAGAGGTGAGCTTGGTAAGGATGAAGCCGACCAAATCTTAACAGGAGCTTGGAGTTTAGTTCAAGGCTACGCCGATCCATTTCTTTCTGAGTCTCTTTTCTTTGAAAGAGTCAGAGATGTTCTTCCACAAGCGTGGATTGGTCGAGATGGAGAAACACAAACGGGTGCTAAAGTATACAGTGGGTCGGACAGCTTTGGAGATAAGATGTCCAAAAGTATTACCCACATCATGGGTACATACATCCCTGGTTATGGTCGAATGTTTGTTGAAGAAAGAGGCGGTAAGTTACAACCGGGTAGATTGTTCCGTGGTCTCACAGGAGAAGTGGGAACAAGGGGTCAGGATTTTACAGCCAATGAAGAACTGGCTCGTACCATTACAGGATTCACGCCCATCCCTGTAAACGTGCGAACAGACTTTCGTTTCAAAGGCGGTGAGTATCTACCTTTACGATCCGCAGCTAAAAGTAATGCTAACCGTGAGATCAAACGTGCGGACGCTACAGTGCCCGAAATGGTAGAAGCTTGGAACACCTACCTAGACAACCTTTACCGTGAACAGAGCAAGCTCTTCTTCAACGTACAGGCTGCTCGTGCCATAGGTGCTAGTGATCAAGAGATAAGAAGTGAACTTAAACTAGCCGGAATGGGTGGTGCAGAGATATCCGCTATCCTTCGAGGCGAGTTCTGGCCTGGTCTAGCTTCTAAAGAACTAATCAAAGACACCAAGAAAGATATGAGATCGGAAGATAAAAGTCGGGTGGTAAATCAAATCCCTTGGTCAACCTTTAACAGACTGTCCAATGATCGCCGGAACATGAAACTAGAACCTGTCATTGCCAAAGAGGAACGAGAGGCAAGACTTCAAAGTCGGCAGGCGCAGCGAGAAGTTGAATCCCAAACAGCACAACAGCAAGTAACAACACCTTCAGAAATAGAACTTTCTCCACAACAACCTCCTGTTCAAACTTCTGTTCAAGTTCCTCAAGCTAATGTAAATGTGCAACCAACGGTTACGAGAAATAATCCACAATCCATGTTGCCATTCTTGGGTAGCAATCCGTTCGATGCTTTGAGAAATCTAGAACTATTGCAACGTTTACGCGGAACTAATCCGCCTCCTCAATAGTCAGCTTGATACCGTTGCCACCAAACATTTTTACTAACTCATCAGCCAATGCTTCTGTGTCATTGATGATTTCTTGATCATCGGTATGAGTTGCAAGGTTAAGAGCAACTCCTATAAATTCCATCAAGGACTCAACTTGCATTGGATGCATCTGTCTTAGCCCTAAAGTTTTAAATTTTTTTTCTATCATTATGTTATATCTCCCCAATCATTTTGGATATCTACGTCAATTTTAGAGGGGACTTTGAGCGGCACACCAGTTTCCATTATTTCCTGTATTTGAGTCGCTTGCTCTTGCCCCTCTATGTTAAAACATAACTCATCATGCACCGTAAGCATAGGAGTAAGTCCCTCGTTGTAGCAGTCAAGCATCGCTTTCTTTGTTTGATCTGCTGCTGAACCTTGGATTAATCTGTTTAACGCCTTGTAAGTAAACGCTCTTTTGATCAAAGGTCCGTATTCTTTTTGTGCTTCGTCGTGTGGCAAAGGTTTACCTGCACCAAACTTCTTTGGCTCCCACAATGGAAAACGGCACTTACGTCCAAGCAAAGTTCGTATCTGACCAAACTTAGATGCTTGTTGTGTCGCCAGTTCTGCAAGAGATTTAACAAACGGAACTTTACTTTGATGGTTTTCCATCAGTTCCTTTGCTTCTTCTTTTGATATGTCTAACTGGTTGGCTAACTTACCAACACCCATGCCATACATAATCCCCAGATTTACAGTCTTAGCTTGTTTACGATCAATGCCTGCTATGTCTGCTACCATCTGATGCAAATCTACATCACCCGTGTTGAACTCTTCGACAATCTGATCGACCATGTCATGCCGATTGACCCCTCGAACCGAAGCTGCAAAGTGAACAAGTAGCCGTGGCTCTTGGCTTGAATAGTCGAATGACCCCCACTTGCATCCATCGTCTGGAATAAAAAGGCCACGGATCAGTTTCTTTATATCCTTATCTCTGGCAGGTATTTGCTGGAGATTTGGATTGGAGCTTGAGAACCGACCCGTGACAGTACCACCCTCATCGCGACGTGTAGAGTGGAGTTCTGTATGGATACGTCCATTGTGCTCATGTCGGAGGATGCTGTCAATAAAAGTTGAGTCGGCTTTGTCAAATTCTCTGAGCTTGACAAGTGTCTTACATACATCAGATGGGTGATTCGTTAGAAACTCTTTCGTAAAGCTTGGCGCATCTTTCTCGGTTCTTGGGTATGGTATATCAAGCTTATCAAACATCTTTGCAATCGATGCCGACGCCCATATGTCTACGTCTAGTCCTGATTCTTTCTTGAGAAACTCCCGAAATGAATCCGTTTTTTTCTTGATTAGTTTCTTATTTACATCAGCTTTGTCTAGATCAACCCTTACACCTCTTGTCCGCATGTCCAACATGCACGGTATCAATCCTATCTCAAGATGCCAGATGTCCCACAACTCTTCCTTTTGTAGTATTGGTTTGAGTGCATCCCATAGTTTGAGTGTAGCAACGGCGTCTTGTTCTGCATATGCACCCACATACTTGGGTGGTAGCTTCCACATCTCGGCCTTTGGATCTATACCCCACTCTTTCGCAGCTGCCTGTAGGAGCTTCTCATCTTTCCGCTGAGAGATGTAATCCCTTGCCATGGCGTCTAACCCAAAAGACCACCTGTTCTCGTCTACAAGCGCCCCTGTGATCATCGTATCGACTATCTTACCCTTGATCTCTATGCCTTCGGCACGTAACCAACCTGCATCGTAGGTGGCATTGTGCATAATCACGTTCATATCTGGCACAGACAATTGTTTCTTGAGCCAACGCAACGTGAACTTCGGATCTAGGTTGTGTCCGTTTGAGTGCCGGATAGGAAAGTATCCTTGGTATTCCCCTGCTGCCACGGCTATGCCTATGATGTGTCCATCGTTCCGTGCCCACCCAGGACCTAGTGTTTTGATGTTTGGATCATAGGTTTCTAAATCAACGGATATTTCTTTGTAACCTGTGAGGTCTGGAAACTCCGGTGGTATGTTCCAGTCCACATCTACTAGATCCATTTCACCTCGGATCTGATAATTTTGATCACTTCCGAATAGATTTTTTTGCATCTCTTAGTATCTCCTCAACGCTTCGCTCGTTTCTTGTGACGAACTCTGCACCTAATGCTGTATATCCTGCCTTATCAATCCACGAATCCTCGTGGTCTATAGTCTCAAGTAGTCTGCTTGTTTTGACCCAGTCCATCATCAATGCGACGTGAGCTGCGGTCAGGTATCCGTGGGATCTTAACGCCCCACTTATGATTATGTTCCATCCCTCTGCAATGCGGTCATGGTTTTCAAAAGCGTCCCCGTAATCTTTTGCACGAGGTCCGTTAACTAATTTCTCTGCTGCTTCTAGTAGTTCTTTTCTATTCATAACATATACCTGTATTTGTTTCCTGTTAAAACGATATATAGATTATGTCGTGCTCTTGTTACGCCGACATAAAAGGCTCGATGCTCATCATCTGGGTGGTCACTGTTCACACATGCAGCGGTAGACTTATCTAACACTACACAGTTGTCATCCTCTCCACCTTTCATCGCGTGAAACGTTGAGACTTTGATACGGGGTTTAGAAGTTAGATCCTCACCTCTACGATAGATTGCTTCGATGTAATCTCGTTCCTTGTAACTTACTTTTAGTATGTCATATGCCGCGTGACTTGCATCTCGGAGCAAACCAAACTCATCCAGAAGTGTGTCCATGTCTACTTCGTCCTCGGGAGTCAACACCTCCAAAAGTTTTGAGGCACCTCGTTTGACAACGGCATCCTCCCCTTGCTTTGGCACAGCAGCGTAAAGTTTTTTGATCCGTTCTGTATTGATCTTTTTACCTTGGCACAGATCATCCCAAGTCATCATGTTCTCAACCAGTTTTTCTGAGATGCTAGGTCTGCCCTTGATAGAATATTTGAAACCAGAGTTTCGTAGGAAAGATGCAACGTCCCTGACATACCTATTTGTTCTTGCCATGATCGTCCAAGACCCTTCGTTCAAAGGTATCTGATCCATGTAATATACATATTCAACGGTGCCTAATTCATCACGAGGATCAAACTTCTTTTCAATACGCCCATCAATACGGTTGGCTATACTAGCTGCTAGTTCATGAACACGTCTCGGAATGCGGTAAGACTGTGTCAGATACTCAATATTACTAGAGCTTTGGATAAACAGGTTTACGTTTACGCCAGTCCAACGATGCACAGCTTGGTCGTCGTCGCCTGCGATAATTATCTTATCTGCACATTCAGACATGCCCTTGACCATCTCCCACTGTAGCGGTGTGAAATCTTGTGCCTCGTCCACAAACAAGTAGTCTAGATTTGGATACTCACCCATTTCAATGTACCGTTCAATCATGTCGATAAAGTCTACTTTGCCAGTGGTTCTTTTGTATTCTTGCAGTGTCCCTTGAAACTGTACCGCCTTGGCGTAGAACAAAGTGAAGTTGTTTGTTGCGCTGAACTCATCTTCCAGACTAACCATGCGATACCTCGAACGGCTGTCCATCTGTAAGTAGTCTTGACCCGTGCCTCCTAAATTAGGAGTTCGCATCCCATCGTCTAGATCTATCTCATCCTCTTTCTCAAACGACAGACCAATAGGTTCTCCAATGGCTTTGTAGTCTGCAAGTTTCATTACATCTTCGGGTTGCAAACCCAGACCATGAAACCCAAGGGAGTGACTGGTTCTCATAAACGGAAAGTCTTTGGACTCTAAATTAAACTGTGAACACGCACGGGTAATCATCTCCTCAATGGCTTTTCTTGTAAAAGATATCACACCTATACGAGAAGGATGCACTCCGCTTTGCAACGCCTCTTCTATCTCTTGGATCAATCGATAGGTTTTACCGCAACCTGGAGGTCCAAGTATTAACTTACTATTCTGTATCATACTCTTTGCCTCTTGGTCTGGTGTTTACCCAGTCTTCTATTTCAGACAAAACCCAACGACTCGATGATCGCTTGTTGTCTTCTGGCCCCAGAACTATGGGCTTTGGAAAACTGTCTGAGTTTTGTGATAGCTTGTAGACGTAAGATCGTGACACACCCAATAGATCTGCCACCTCACCCACTCTCAAAAGCCTATTAGAAGGGGATGTCATTTTCGAACTCCTCTTTTCCTAGTGTCATTTCTCCCTCGTCAAATGCAGGTATCCACCAACAACGTATGGTGCTTCTTACTTCACCCTTTGGTGTCCTCTTTACAATCGCTTGAACTGTACTGTCACCACCAAGATCACGAATCATCTGTATGATCTGCGCTCTGGTATGACCAGTAAATCTGCGTTGATGCAAAAACTCCAAGAGTCCAGGCAAGGTGAACTTAGTAACTCCGGCGTCTGTCCAAGGCTTGCCCATCTCCATTTCTTCTGGAGCCAGTGCTCTGATATGACTTGTACAATATGTTTGCATATGTTGCTTGAACTCCCCTGCCACAGTCAACTCCTCGGGAACATCGAGGTATGTGGCATTTTGCATAAGTGTATTGATAGTTTGTTGCCACTTCTGTGGCTTCATGGTCGGAGGCATAAAATTCTTTTGCTCCATACAGGCACGTTGCCAGAGCGTTTGGTTCTGTAGCTGCTCCGTGCTTAACTGTAACCGCTGACCGTTTACATCCATAAAATATAAACGTGGTTCTGATAACATGATACTCAGGCCATCAACACGAGGTGCATCTGGCGCATCTCCTCCGATACCAAACTTCTGTTGAGCACAAACCGTAGGATCGCAGTGGCTTTTGAACGGTTCGTCCTTACATGTATATCCGTATTCTTTTTTCTCATGTTGCTTGATTGTATTTGTTACCTCTTGCGAACTCAAAGGTGGGTTGAACATCGCCCTATTCATCTCCTCCGCTTGTTGTTGCCAGTGATCTGGGTTGCTTAGTTTCGCATACTTGCACATCATAAACAGCAACTTGTTTCTTGGTTCTGATTGCGGTCCGTCTGCAAATATATGTTTCAAGCATGGCGGCCCCTTGGGAAAGATCTCCCTGGGCTTAGACATCTGGAGTGCTTCAAGGTCTGCAAGGCTAGTCTGCTTCTTGTCTATCGCATCAAGAAACTCATCCAGTTCCATGGCCTCAACCTTGCTGTTGAAACAATACCGTTGTGGCATCTCCGCATTGAAGTATGGCATGTTGATAAAGTTGCCTACGTCTCCACGCTCCGTGATGATTGTGTCTTGCTTTGGAAAGATCTCGCAACCGCTTTGTCCCAGTGCAATAGACATCTCGGTAAGATACTCTCGCACCACTGCGGCTTGTTCAAACTCTTTGAGAAACAAATACAAATGCGCTCCACCAGATTTAGATCTGCAATGCAGCAGCGGAAGCTTTAACTTCTGTATTTTGTTCTGTAAACTCTTGTGATCGAGGTCATAGATATCTACGTCCAACGCACCCCACTTGCACATGTTATCTTCATCAATAGGAATAGCACCAACACCATTGACCCCGTCAATGTGCTGCTGAACTAACTCTTCAGTAAGAGGTTCCCTAATTATTCTGCTCTGTGATTCTGCTTTACCGTTACGATTTGTGCGACCAACGACAGTTGTACCATGTGCGTTCTTAGCCCCAACAAAAGCGGCAAGCAGTCTTTTTGATTGTGACATAACTGCTCCAAATAAAAGAGGGACAGCATAGGAGAACTGCCCCTCTCAGACTGCTAGAATGGGATTTCGTCGTCCTTAACTTCCGCATTCTTGTCATCAGAGGTATCAGGAGTGGAAGCCCTCTCCTCTGGTGCCGCAGCCTTTACCTCTCCGTCCTGCACTGAAACGAAGAGAGCCTTTGCTTGTTGGTACAAGTCTGTTTCTTTAATGCGACCCTCTAATTGTACAGAGTAGTTCGCATATGACTGATCGTTTTTGTTTGTCTCTTCAACAGAGGACACACGCCAGATGTTTGCAAAGATAGGAAGCTTTACAACCTGACCAGTCTTTGGATGTTTTGCTGTTTGCAGATTGATCTGTGACTTCCAACGACGGCTCACTTTCAACGCCGTGATCTTCATGTCCAAGACCGCAGGGTTCCACGCCCCATCCGAAGTTTCATACAACACATAATAGTTGTCAGCTTTGACCATCTCATTACCGTTTGGAAGAAGTTCTTTGTTCCCCTCCCGAACAGCTTGTTTGATGACTGGATCGTCTGGTGCTAACTCACCTACAAATCCACCACCATCATCCATGGGCACCCATTCGGTGTACTTAGTGACAGATGCACAGGCAACGACACGCATACCCTCTGATCCATCCCAGTATTCACCAGTAAGGTTGTTGAAGATGTCCCCTGCACCAATACCTTTGATGTACTCAGGTTTGTTTTTGTTAACCTGTGGTGACATTTGTTGTGCCAACCGAATGAACGGCATGGTCATTTCTTCAGCGGCAAAGGAAGATCCTGCCCCTGCGTCTGCAAAGATGTCGTCCATTAACTCTGTGCTAACTTCCACACCTTTTGTTTTTGCTACTGCTGTGTTCATATTATTTCCTCCTTATTTCCGCAGTGTTCATTGAGTATGCCCCGAACAAGTCAAGGTCTATTGGTTTACCTTCTGTGATACGTTCCTTTACAAAAGCCTTGAGCGTCTGTGCATGAACGTGGGTCTTGGTCTTCGGATCAAAACCCTTCTCTTGCAGCAAACCAACAACGTCCCCTGCAATATTATCTTCACCTTTCCCGAAGGAAACAGTCACATCATTCTTGATGATGCTATCTAAATTGTTTTCTCGTAACCAGGTGTAAGCTTCTTCTCTCCTCGCAACTGGTATGGATGCGTGAACTTGTAGCTTAGTTGAAACAGTGAGACCATCTACATCGATCCGATCTACACCCATCTCATCCATCAGCATTGGGATTTGTTCCGAAGCTAACGAATGTTTTTGAGACTTCAAACTTTTCAAATGGTTTTCAGCCTCATCAATCTTGTCCTCAAGGTTTTTCATATCTCGAACCAGAGAACTCAGAGTCTTGCCAGTGTCTGTGTCTACATTCTTTAACGCACTAGCCTCGTCAAAGATGTCTTCGAATATTTCATCATTCGCCATTACAAGTATTTCCTCTTCAGGGTTGATTTATGTGGACGCCTCGTGCTATCCACTGTATAGACATTAGTGGAGGTATATGATGGATGTCAACTACAAATTTAAATTAAAACCATTTAACCACCAACTCGAGGCATTGAAACTCGGTTGGGATCGCCGGGAGTTTGGCCTGTTCATGGAGATGGGAACAGGTAAGTCCAAGGTTTTGATCGACAACATGGGTATGTTGTACTTACGGGGAGCAATAAACTTTGCTTTGGTCATCGCACCGAAAGGCGTTTACCGTAACTGGGTATCAAAAGAAATCCCAGAACATATGTCTGATGACATACCGTACAGAGTGATTCGATGGGTGGCCTCCCCCAATAAAAGTCAACAAGAAGAAATGCGTTCAGTCAAGGATCATTTCGAAGGTTTGACTATTTTTGTAATGAATGTCGAATCATTCTCTACGCCCAAAGGTAGGAACGGTGGCGAGTGGATGGCAAGAAAACTTGGCACCCATGGCATGATTGCTATAGACGAAAGCACAACTATCAAGAACCACAAAGCTAAACGAACCAAAGCATTGATGAAGATTGCAGCTGACTTCAAATACCGCAGACTTTTGACTGGTTCTCCGATTACCAAATCACCAATGGATATTTTTTCTCAGACTGAGTTTCTCCGACCAGGTCTCTTAGGTTATGATTCATACTACGCATTCCAAGGACGGTATGCCATCATGGTACGCAAGACCATGGGTTCACATGCATTCCAACAGCTTGTCGGATACCGCAATTTGGATGAACTCACTGCAAAGATAGACCAATTCAGTTATCGCGTTCTAAAAAAGGACTGCCTCGATCTGCCAGATAAAATATATACTGTCCGATATGTAGGCATGACCGCAGAACAAGTGAACATGTACAACCAGATCCGTAAACATGCCATGGTTCTGTTGGAAAATGGGGAGATGAGTACGGCTCCGGCTGTCATTACACAAATGCTCCGCTTGCAACAGATCCTGTCGGGACATCTCAAGACCGACGATGGTGACATGGTTTACTTCCAATCCAAACGTATGGAGGCACTGGAAGAAATACTTGAAGAACACGATGGTAAAGTTATTGTCTGGTCTCGGTTCCGATATGACATCCAACAGATTGTGTCCACGCTCAACAAGAAACACGGCGAAGGTTACGCAGCTGCCTACTACGGGGATACTTCAGACGAGGATCGAAACAATATTGTCCAAGACTTTCAAAACCCAGATCACCCATTGAAATGTTTTGTTGGTAATCCTGCCACCGCCGGATACGGTCTGACATTGACCGAAGCTAACCTGGTGGTCTACTATGCTAATGACTTTAATCTTGAAACTCGTATCCAGTCAGAGGATCGGGCGCATCGGATTGGACAGAAGAACAACGTGACGTATGTTGATTTGATAACTGAGCGCACAATAGATGAGCATATCGTCAAAGCACTCCGTGCAAAAATAGACATAGGTGCAAAGGTGTTAGGTGAAGAGGCAAAGCAATGGCTAAGTTTGACCCCGAAAAAGTAACACAGCTTATGGTAGAACGTGCAACTGGGTACGCATCCCGCGAAACAGCAGCAAAAGAACTAGCAGAAATGACTGGTCTTGATTTCGATGTAGCCAAAGCATTCTGCTCCAATCTCAAACCCCGTGGCTCTGCCGGACTTGCCGAAGTCAGAGGCTACAAAAAAGGTGAGTGGCCCGAAAAGAAGCCCCCAAAAGGGGGCTAGTTTGGGAGAAAGACCACAGGCATGAACCTTTCTCATCGAGCAGTTAAACTATACTATCATGCAGCTTGCATTTCATCAACAGCTTTCCGTATCATAACCGACAATTGACGAGCCATGGATCTTTGCTCGTGCTCTGACAGTTTACGAAGCGCATCATGATCCTCTTTCAATAATCCAACATTCTGAAACTGTTGTTTATCTGAATCCTTCATCTTTTTTCTCGGCATACTTGTCTCCTTTTTGTTATTACTTGTACACTACATGACACTAACTAACAAGTACATATGCCGTTACTTCTTTAAAAAGATCTGGGCGCAGCTCAAGCACATGTTCCACCACATCTTCACTTAGTTTTGTTTCGTTTACGATCTCTTCCAATGTCCAAACTTCGTCGTTTTCTTCGAAAAACTTTTTTATTACAGCGGTCTCGTGTCTTCCATTCCCAGGTATGTTTCTTTTTTCTAAATCTTCCTCAATCCGAATGCAACGCCACGGTATTTGATCCCTCTTGTCCTCATAGTTTGGAATGCAATGTGCGTAAACCATTTGCCCTTCCTCCAGGTTCATGCGCTGTACAATTCGTGTGTTGAAGAACACCGCTTCCCCTTCTTCGGTTGCACCGAACGCACTGTTTGAATTTGTTATCCCATCAACAATGACAGGCATGGCAGTAGTATTAAAACCTTGGGTCATATATCTCTCCTTTGTTAAGTTTTTCTTTGTAATCTCTTATCTCTCGAACAAGCCCCTCAATCCTTGGATCTTGGGGATCATCCCATTCTATATCGTCAAGTTCTTTTTGTCTATTTCGTAGCAATTCTACTATTGAATCTAATCTTTCGTCCATTTATTCTCCTTACTGAGGCTGACGCTCACCTTGGGTAAAGGTGAAGGATTGTTCCCCGCGTTGGCCTCACGATCTTTCCATGGTGGTTCAGCCAAGCTTACTTTGCTCTTTTTTCTGTGTCCTTCTCTGCGTATGTGACTCATCCATTCCTTATCCGTCTTAATACATTTCGTCATATCTTAATTCCGCTCAATCTTAACTTTGAAACAAACGATTTCAACTCTTCCCGCGCACGAAACAAGTCCTGTTCTGTATTTCTGGGTCGATCCCTGCGCCCGAGTTCATCTTGCAACCTATCAACTTGTTGTCTTAGAAAACGGTATTCAAACTTGAGCGCAGGACTTAAATCTTTATCACCCATCAGATAACTTTCTCCATAGTTCTCTGTCTTCAAAAATCTCCTCCCATTGTTTTTTAATCTTATCTATTTCTGTTTGTTTTAGATCACGAGATTTAAGCATTTTTTCTAAGTTTTCCCTTTCACCCATCTGGTCTGACCTTTGGCTTTACGTCAATTTCTTTTATGCCTGACATGAACGGTGTGCGTCTACAGTACATCATGATCTCCTTGCCGTATGTATCAGCAAGGATGTCGTACAGATTATCCATCACTCCGTCGCCCATGGCATCGTAACAAGCCTTTTCACTCGGGAAAATAACAGACGTTGCTACGTCTTGGTCTTCAACCACGTACTCAATAACGAGTAACGTGTAGAAAAGTTTAAACATCCTTGACCACCTCCCACACGCCCTCTGCGCCTGCGTCTATATTAGTGTCCCGAACCAAACCTTTTTTGTGTAGCTGCGAAAGATTGTTTCGCACAATTGATAACTTCAAACCCATCCGGTCTGACAATTGTCGCGCTGTCCCTGGACCTCGATCGAGTTCAGCCAAGACTTGCTCCTTCCGAGTAAGTGCCTTGTTACTTCGACGCTTGTTAGTTAATCGTTTCCAAAACTCCTTGATCATTAGTCTTCTCCTTTTCTCTTGATCCTTGTGTTCACACCTAAGTTGTAAACCAGTTCTTGTTTAAAATCACATAATCTTTTCTGAACCTTTGCAGGGTCTACCGTCTCAATCAGTTCATCCAATCGATCCACGACGTAGTGCATACATACTCTGTCATCTACATCATTTGCGGTTAATTTAGATAAATGATCGGACATGAAACTTGCTTTTTCTGCGGACGTTTGTTTTTGATGCTCCTCTTCATTTGTTGCGTACAAAAAACTTGTATCCTCCAACGCAATTGCAAGTTTTTCTAGAGGAATAAATCTAGGAAACTTAACCTCATTGCGTTCAAGCCTGCTTAGTAAAGATTGGCTCACCCCCGCTTTTTCTGCCAGTTCGCATTGGTTATAAAACTTTAATTTTCTTAATCTTTTCAATTTTTTTCCGTCAATCATGCTATCCTCCAAACACGATATCCATTTTCAACCTTTCTACAGCTACCTTTCCGTCCAAGCTTTTTTAGTTTGGCGGCAAGGTCACATCCTTTTGATCTTCCTTTTGATCCTTCAAAAAACACACTGTCCTTAACATCCATTTTAGATGCAACCTCACGCATTTTATTTTTCTCTGGCATGGGTATATTCTTCTCTATTTTATATTCCATCCTTCTTCTCCCATTGATTTACTTCAGCGTACCACTTGTCTGTGCTCCTACTTCGACAGACTTGTGCATTGATCCACTCGCCCTCCTGTTCTTGTAGCCATCGAATGAAATCTTCTCTGTGTATACTCAGATCAAACAATACCCACGCAGGTTTGCCCTTCGGTTCTTTCGTATAAAATCCTTTCAAAAATATCTTTTCTTTCGATGCTCTGTGCTCACCGAGTTTTTTGATAAGTTCGTCTGCTTTCTTCCGACACATCGATGCTTCCTCAAAAGAACACGCAGGATCTTTTGCCTTCCGTAACAAGGCTTCAAGACGTTCATAATCATCAGCCATTATAATTCCTCAAATTTATCAAGTTTCTCTTTCAATAGTTTATGTACTCTTTCTGCTTCGGCTTGCTCCGATTTAAAAACCGTCATAAAAATACTTGGATCTCTTTTTCCAAATCTTAGTTCGTCTTTCTCTCTTTCTTTAACTCTGTCAGAGATCTCAGTCGCATACCAATAGAGCGCACGTTGGATCAGTCGGGCATCTTGCACATTGAAAAATATATATTCGTTTGGTTCTACTTTTTTCTTCTTTTGTGTAGAAGCAAGGTCTTGAATTGGTTGTCCGAAAAGAGCTTCCAACTTTTTACGGACAATGGTTCTTGGTTTTGTTTGACCAAGCTCAAACTGACTATAGGCTGCTTGCGTTATACCAACCTTCTCAGCCACCTCTTCTTGTTTCATTTGTTTCTTTTGCCGTAACAATTTTAATGTTTCTGACATCATCGAACCTCCATGTAACTTTCGATTAACCCTTGCGCGACTTGCGATGTGATGGCGTTGCCGTAGGCGCGGAGGCGTCCCACTCGGGCGGTAGCCCCATGAGCCAACGGGAATGTGTCGGGTTCAACTGGCCTCCACTTTCCATCTCGGCAGAGGAGCCAGTCCGCAGCTGACCAGAAGCCGTTAGTCTCATAGGCTCGGGTTTCGGTGTCATCTCCCCCTTTGCCTCCATCACCGCTTCGATCATCTCGGGAGATACTTGCTCCCTCAGATTGCACGGAAACGATCTGTTCTTTCTCGTCGTCTGGTGCATCTTGATCATTGCTTCTCGGCTCCGAAGAGGCAGACTGTCCATCGTGTTGGGCGTTGCCCATCCCGACATCTTTGCCATCTGGGTCAGGCTGCTCCCCGACATTCCGTCCGTGATCCCCGAACCTCCCCTCGTGCCGTCCGTTGCCGATGGCGTTGTCCACCCCGACATCTGCGACTGCTCCGGCAAGTTGTGACCCCGACTGTTCCACTCCTTCACCGACTCTGGTTTCGCCGCTCCCTTGTGATCCGCCGTGGTCGGTGTCGCCCACCCTGTCAGTTGTGCCGCCACATCCAACGTGTCCGTGCTGATCTTGCCGTTGCGTATCCGACCTCCCTGATATCCACCCTTGTGATCTCGGGTTGTCGGTGTCGGCCACGAACCAGAGACGTTGCCTGATGTGCGGTGCACCGAAGCCCGCAGAGCAGAGATCGAAAGCCCCGATGGCGTAGTCCGATCCTTCCATGTCAGCTTGTACAAGGTCGATCCAACCGAGGCCGTCTTTGCTTGCAACCTGCTCTCCAAAGACCGTTGGAGGTCGGCACTCTTCGATGAGGTGAAACCAGTGAGGCCAGAGGTGCCGCTCGTCAGCCATCCCTTTTCTTGTGCCTGCACCGCTGAAAGGTTGGCAAGGACACGATCCCGTCCAGACGGGTCTGTCGTCCTCCCACCCTGCGGCTCTGAGCGCATGGCTCCAGACCCCGATTCCTGCGAAGAAGTGACACTGAGTAAATTGAAAAAGTTCTTCTGGTTTGACATCCGATATGCTCCTCTCATCGACCACACCATCGGCAATGTGACCATCTCTAATTAAGTTTCTTAACCATGCCGCAGCATATGGGTCTATCTCGTTGTAGTATGCGCTCACTTCATTGCCCCCCAACTTCCTGACAACAACTCTCTGAGAAACTCTACGCTATCTAATTCCATCTTGCGCATCTCCTTTTCTCTTGGATCTCGTGACACATCCAGATCACGTAGATGCTCTTGCAAATGATCCAACGCAACTTGCAACGTGTTCACGTCCATGTAGTTGAGTTGAGCAGCCGCTCCATTCGGGAGCACAAGATATGTGTGCCCCATCGGTAAATCTAAAACTCGCTTACTCATCTTCGACCTCCACTCTACCCGTGCCACTGCACGTTTCACATTCCATTGGTTTGACATCAATGACACCAATGTCGCGATCAACATTGTGGGGTCGATAGACCTCAACATCGACAATACCTTCACCGTCACAGTCCCAACAATAATCTGGTTTTCGTTCCTTATTATAGAATACCTTGTCAAAGATATCGCTCAACATAAGCTCCATCGGATCTACCTTATGCATCTTCTTCCTCCACTTTTGAAATCCAATAGTCCAAACCCATTTCTTGTTCTTCCTCCCATCTTGCTTCTCGTTCCTTGATCTCTTCATCCGTGAGCGTCCGACAATGGTGCTCACCCAACGTGAACTCACCAACAATGTCCGTGCCTTCGACCTCGTACTCTGCTTGGACTTCGATGCCCAACCGATGCAGTTCTTCCCATACAGGAATAGGTGCATCCCATGCCGTCCAGCAATTGAACCTGAAGTATGATGTCTTCATTGGATAGTGATCGTCATGTTTGATCTCTTCCATGATCTGAATGTTCGTGACTTCCCACTTTGTATTCCAGTTGTCACACCTCCAGTTCCATTGTGGAGATGTGCTCTTGCCATCGTGCGGTTGCCCGATAACCTTCAAAGGTATCGGGAGAACCGTATCACAAAAACGCTTGCGCTCTTTGAGTTCCCAGTAAAGATGAGTAACCATGCTCGTCTCACCGTGAATATAAACTTCTTGCATACACCAGTTAGGCATTACACTGTCCTCCAAATTTCTAATGCGTCTACTTCGGGTAGATCATTCAAGATTGTAACTTCTTTGAACTCTTGCATAATAAGATCTTTCAAAAGCCAGTCAGGTTTACCTTTCGGTTTTTTCCACTCACAAACCTTGAGTTCTCCATTCTCTTTGATCTGAGCAACGACACATCTGTTCAAACGTCTTTTCAATTCTTTCTTATCCAAGAAATTAGTTACTTGATCAGAGCACCAGTATTCAAACTTCTGATCAAAACCCTCGGGTGACCACTCGTACTTGCCAACATCTTGCTTAGGTAG